CTTTTAATCCGGGGGTAGCGGGTTCGATTCCTGCAAGCGGCACATTCGATATTTTAACCGTTCGATTTTTCGGGCGGCTTTTGTTTTACAGGGAGGTGAGCAGGTGGCGCGAAAAAAGAAAACAATGGACTTTTCTTCCCTCGACCTGAACCTTGACGCACTGGGCGACTGGGGCGGCGACGAGGAAAAGGCCGAGAAAGAGTTTATCCGCGCTGCAAAGCTGAACCTCTCCCCTGTCACATGGGACAACGCAGAAGCGGCAGCGGACGCGGTGGACTACGACAAGGATTATTTTGCGCTCCTGAGTGGGCGCTTTATTTTTGGTGACTTCATCGAGGCGCTGGTCTACAAAAAAGAACTGCTGCCGCACCGGGTCTACATCACCACGCTGGGCATGAGCCGGGAAAACATAGACAGTATCGTCAACATTGCCGGGTATCTGGGTTGCGAGCAACTGAACCTGATCGTGTCAAATTACTTTGTGGCAATGGAGCGGGCAAAGTTGGTACCCTACATGATCTCCCAGTTTACCGGGCAGCATATCAACGTGGCGGTGCTGGCATCGCATTGCAAGATTTGCCTGATCGAGAGCGACAAGGGCAATCTGATCATCATGGGCAGCGCAAACCTATCCAGCTCCAACAACGTTGAGCAGATCATGCTGTTCCATGACGACAAGCTTTTCCGCAAGATCAAAACGCTGCTGAACGGCATCATGAAAAAGTTTTGCATCCTGCGCGGATACAGCGGCAAGACGATTTTTGAGAACAACACCAACAACACCGGCAAAAAGGCGTTTGAAGCCGTAGAGGAGGGCATGACGGATGGCACTTAGTGGAAGCGTATGGACAGGACGTGCGGGCAACAGCAACAGCGCCAAAAACAGGCGCAAGCTGTACGTCGCAAACCGCCGGGATATCCGGTGGTACAATCGCCGAACCGGTAAAGCGAAGCGGTATTCGAAGCCAGGCACACGGGATCTGGAGTTCTGAGAGGAGTAAGGCATGGCACGGCGTAAGATAGACCCGGAGGCGGGACGTGCCACGCAGTTTCAAGCAGGCGGTAAACAGGCACAAACTGCCAAAAAAGGCGGCATTGCAAGCGGCGTAGCAAAACGGCAGGCAAAGACCCTATCCTCCATTGCATCACAGATCGCCGCAGCACCCATCACCAACAAGAAAAACCTCAAGCAGCTTGAGACACTGGGCGTAGACACGGCAGAGGGAGTGACAAACAACGCGCTGATCTCTGCTGGGGTTTACATGGCAGCTGCCAGCGGCGATATGAAAGCCGTAGAGAAGTGGGAGGAATGGACGGAAGCCAGCAGCGCCGCCGAGGAAAGCAGTTTTGAGCTGCCCGCTCGGTGCATCGGTAAAGCGTTTGTTGACCTGAACCGCCACATAGAGCCCAACGGCTCCTACATCCTCAACGGTGGACGCGGATCCACAAAATCCTCTTTTCTGAGCCTGAAGATCATCGAGACCCTGCGCCGCAACCCGGAGATGCACGCTTGTGTCTGCCGCAAAGTCGGCGGCACGATGCGCGATAGCGTGTATGCACAGATCAAGTGGGCGATACATGAGCTGCGGCAAGATAGTCGGTACAGTTGCAAGGTATCGCCTATGGAGATCACAGACAATGTGACCGGGCAGATCATCTACTTCCGAGGGCTGGACGACGAGACCAAAATCAAGTCCATCAAGCCGCCTTTTGGTGCAATCGGCATTCTGTGGGTAGAGGAAGCAGACCAGATGGACGGCGCAGAGCAGTTGCGCAGCGTCCGGCAGTCCGTTCTGCGCGGTGGCGGCGATACATACGAGTTCATGAGTTACAACCCCCCGGCGGCTGCCCGAAACTGGATGAACCGATTTGTGCTTGAGCCGCACCCGAACACCGTTGTACACCACTCTTGCTATCTGGACGCACCGCCGGAGTGGCTGGGCGAACGATTTTTACAGGACGCAGAAGCCCTGAAGGAAAACAACGAGATTGCCTACAAGCACGAGTACCTGGGCGAGGTGACCGGCTGCGGCAAGGAAGTCTTTACAAACATCCGAGCGGAAAAGATAGACCCCGCTAAGTTTGAGCGCAAGTATCACGGCATTGACTGGGGCTGGTATCCTGACCCCTTTGCCTACAACTGCATGAGTTACGACGCAGCACGCAAGACCCTGTATATCTATGACGAGATCACCGTGCGGCGCACACGCAACGAGGACACGTTCAAGATGCTGCAAGACCGGCACGTTATGGAGCACCCAGAGAGCGAGCGCCTGACCGGTGACAGCGCCGAACCAAAGAGTTGCACCGACTATACTGCATGGGGAATGAAATGCTTGCCCGCGATAAAAGGTCCGAACAGCGTTGGGCAGGGCGTGAAGTGGCTGCAAAGCCTGACCGCCATCGTAATAGACCCGGTGCGCTGCCCGGACACTCTGAAGGAGTTCACCGAGTACGAGTATGACGCGGACAAGAACGGCGAGCCGTTGCCCGGATACCCCGACCACGATAACCACCACATAGACGCTACACGATACGCCATGGAACTTGTGTGGCACAAGCCCGGAAAATAAGGAGCAAAGCAAGTGAGAACATACCAAGACCTTGAAGCGGTACAGAACAACCCCGCAGCCAAAACCGCTTTTGTGCAAAGCTTTATCGCGGAGCACGTTACAAGCGCCCCGGTGCGTACCGCTGAAAAGGCTGACAAGTACGACAGGCAGCTCAACACCGGCATGGATGACTTGCTGGATGCACTTGCCAACATCGACTATAAGCTCAACGGCATCACCAAGAGAGCCCGACCGGAGACTGTGAAAAGCAACTCCTTTCACCGGCTTAACGTGCAGCGCGTGGCGTATAGCCTTGCAAACGGCATCACCCTGCCGGATGCGGACGAGGTAAAGGCGCAGCTAGGCGAAAGCTTTGACGAGCAGCTTTACCGGCTGGGTTACCTTGCCTGCATCCACGGGGAAAGCTTTGGCTTTTGGAACAACGACCACTTGGACGTGTTCAAGCTGACCGAGTTTGCGCCCCTGTATGACGAGCAGGACGGCACTATGCGAGCTGGCATCCGGTTCTGGCGCTTGCAGCCAGACAAGCCCATGCACGCTGTACTGTATGAGGAGAGCGGCTACACCCGCTACACCGAGGACAGCAAGGGCGAGCGCATGTTGCATCAGGACGGTGAGCAGCAGCCCTACAAGACTACCACGACCACAACCCCCGCCGGGGACGAGATCGTGGAGGGCGAGGGTTACGGAACGCTGCCCATTGTGCCGTTGTGGGGCAGCAGCGCAAAGCAGAGCACACTTGTCAACCTCAAAGGGTACATCGACAACATTGACCTGATTATTAACGGCTTTTGCGATGATCTGCGCGAGTGTGCGCAAGTGTACTGGCTTATTTCCAACTACGGCGGCATGAATGACGCAGATCTGCGCAAGTTCATGCAGCGGCTGCGGTTCAACCACGCCGCCAACGTAGACAACGCCGGGGGCAACGGCGGCAGTGTGCAGCCTTACACGCAGGAGATTCCCACACAGGCGCGGGAGACCCTTTTGCAGCGGCTGCACAGTTCCCTGTATGAGGATTTCGGCGGTCTGGACGTGCATTGCGTGAGCGCAAACAGCACCAACGACCATCTGGACGCCGCTTATCAGCCGCTGGACGAGAACGCCCGCGACTTTGAGCAGCAGATCACCAAGTTTGTGCGTCAGGTGCTCAAAATCGCCGGTCTGCCGGACGCAAAGCCGCAGTATACCCATGTGCGCATCTCCAATACCAAGGAGCAGGTGGACATGGTGCTTTCTGAGGCTGCTGTCATCGGTGATGAAATGGCCATCGAGCTGCTGCCGAACCTCACACAGGAGCAGAAGGAGCAGGCCAAGGCCGCGCTGATGGCAGAGAGCGCAACGCGGGAGACCGGCGGTGGTGAAGAATGACAAGCGAACTTGACCGCATCTCCACCCGGCAGCTGAACAGGCTGCGCCGCCGCATTTTGCGTGTATACGGCGCCGCCCGCCGGGAGATGACCGAGCAGCTGACCGAGTTTCTCGCAAAATACAAGCAGCTGGACGAGCACAAGCGGCAGCAGCTGGAAGCTGGCGAGATCACCGAGAGCGACTACCGCACATGGCTGCGGAATCAGGTGTTTCAGTCCGAGATGATGCACCAGAAGCTGGACAACATCACCCAGACGTGCACCACAGCCCAGCAGACGGCATACAAGCTGGCGCGAGATGAACAGTACGATATCTTTGCCCTTGGCGCAAACTGGGCATTCTACGAGTTGGAACAGGCCGCAGGTGTGGCGTTCAACCTGACCTTGTACAACACCGAAGCGGTCAAGCGGCTGCTGCTGGAGAATCCCAAGCTTGTGCCCAACAAGCGCATCAAGAGCGAGAGCAACAAGACCTACGACGCGCGGGTGTTCAACCGGTACGTCACAAAAGGCATCATACAGGGCAAAAGCGTCCATGACATTGCGGTGCAGGCTGTGCAGGGCATGGCAGACACGGAAGTGCACTGGGCGATGAACAACGCCATCACAGCCCTTACAGGCGCACAGAACGCAGGGACGATGCAGCAGTTGCGCAACGCTGAAGCCATTGGCATTGAGGTGCAGAAGCGCTGGAACAGTACTTTGGACTACCGCACCCGCGAGATGCACCGACTGCTGGATCAGGAGACCACCGATCTTGACGAGCCGTTCAAGGTGCAGGGCTACGAGATCATGTATCCGGGAGACCCCAACGCCGCCCCGGAAATGGTCTATCACTGCCGGTGCAAACTAACCAGCGCGTTGGTCAAGTACCCACGGCAGAACGCTATGCGGCGGGACAACACGACAAAAGAGGTCACATCTGACCTGACCTATACCGAGTGGTACAAAGCCAAAGGCGGCACGGAAGCTGAACAGATGTGGTGGACGAAAGAGCGGAAACGCAAAGCGGAGGAGAAGAAACATGGCTAGAGGAGCAGGCGCATCCGGCTGGGGCGGTGGCTCTGGCGCTGGCGGCGCTAAAGGACGAAGAGAAGAGTATAGCCTGAGCACAAAGCCGTTCTCTGCGTCTGAACTCAACATCACTGGAACAGAAAAGCAGATATCCTACGCGCGGGATATTGTTCAGGGCGCGTTTGACACCATGGACTCAAACATCAAGCGGAATCAGGACCTCGCAAAGACGGCAAAATCGGACGGAACGCGGAAATTCTACGAGTCCGAGGCATCCACGTGGAAAGAATTCAAATCTGATATGACGACCCAATACCGGCAAAATGCAAAAACAAAGTTGAAAGCATCCGGCATCATCGAATCCAGATATAATTTTGATGCCGTAAAGAACTTCAATCAATGGAAGCGGATGAAGAAAAAGAAATGAAATTCAACTACGACATCAAAGTCACCGACAACACGCCGCAGCTTAATGAAGCGCTGGAAGCATGGGTGAAGCGGGTGCTGACGCTCTGGGGCATAAAGGTGCAGGACTATGCACAGCTGCTGGTTCCCACCGGCACGGCAGACAGCACCGGCATACAGGGCTATGTGGGTGGTGCGCTGAAAGCGTCCATCACATTTGTTGTCTCTGCCGTACAAAAGACCGTCACCATCGGCTCAAATCTGCTTTACAGCATCTATGTGGAGCTGGGAACCGGTATCTTTGCGGAAAAGGGCGATGGACGCAAAACGCCGTGGGTCTGGCAAGATTTCAACGGCAAATGGCACTTTACCAGGGGCATGGCTCCCCGCCCATTCCTGCGCCCGGCGGTGGAAGATCATATCAAAGAACTGCAAGAGATTGCAATAGAGGAAGGAAACAAGGAGGCGTAATTCATGAATTTGGAGAAAATGTTCAAAACACCAAAAGAAAAGTTCCTGTCCGATGATGTGAAAACTGCGCACTGCGAGGCAGAAGACCTTTTCCTTGAACTTGCAACCCAGCTTGACGCACTTCCTGAAAGCCGAGAAAAGAGTCTGTGCATGACAAAATTACAGGAAGCGAAGTTTTGGGCGGTCGAATGTATCACCAAAGTTGAACGCAAAAACTAAATACTCAGCGGTTGGCGCACAGCGTCAGCCGCTTTTTATATGCCGTTTTTGCACAACTGGCAGTGCTCCCGGCTCATAACCGGGTAGTTGCAGGTTCGACCCCTGCAAGCGGCACCACACCGGCAGCACGTCCGGCAAAATAACCTGATTGTCAAGCATGGCAGCCCAAGCAAGGGCAGAAAGGACACACACATGGCACTCAAAAGAGCAGATATCCGCAAGATTCTGGAAAACGCCGAAACCTCCAACGATGACAAGGCAAAAGCCATTCTGGACGCCTTGCACGAGGAGACCGACGCCCTCCGGGACGAACTGGATACCGAAAAAAACGCCCGCGTTGCAGCGGAAAAGGAACGGGACGCAGCCAACAGCGGTAAGCAGACCGCAGAAAAGGCGCTGACCGACTACAAGACCCAGCAGACCGCAAAGGAATCCAGAGCCGCAAAGGAATCCAAGTTCCGGGAGCAGCTCAAGGCCGCAGGCGTGCTGGAAAAGTACTTTGACCGCATCGTGCGCTTGTCTGGCGAGGACATCGACAAGATGGAACTGGACAGCAAGGGCAACGTGAAGAACGCGGACAAGCTGGCCGAGAGCCTGAAAACCGACTGGAGCGACTATGTGGGCAGCACCTCCACCAAGGGCGCACCGGTGGACAACCCGCCCGCAAACGCCGGATCCAAAATGACCAAAGACCA